GTCAATGTTTTGTTTGTATAAAAAATCTGTTTTTCGTTTGCGATTGGTGTTGCTATGTCTTGCATTGCTTCTCGTCTGTTGTGTAATCGTTGTGCGTCTTTTGCTGCTTTGTATCGGCTGCCTCTTGCGCTGTTGCAGGGTTGGCATGCTGGCACAAGGTTTTCTAGATCGTGGCTTCCGCCTCTGTCTAACTCGATTAGGTGGTCGGCTGTGGTGGCTGGCCTGCGTTGGCACCATGCACACGGGGGTTTGTCTGCAAGTAGTACCCCCCTGTTTTTAATGTATGCCGGGTCTGCGTAGGGCCTCATAGGGCCTGCCGCGCTTCGCTTGGCCTAGCGCCTCGCTGTCGCTCGTTGCTTACAGTCTGTGCAGGTAGGTCGCTGGGTCGGGTTCGGTCTGTCATGTTGTGTTTTGTTTGTGTGTGTTGTTATCAGCCTAGGTCAAATGCGCAATGCCCCCGGTACCCACTCCGTCTGATTGTCGCTCAGATCGCACTAGCCCTAGCCCACTTGTTTTTGTGCAGGGTCATTGCACGCCTGTCTGACGGGCTAACTAACCGCTGTTAACGGCTGAGGTTTTACACCTGCAAACGGTCACGCTGCCGTTAAGCACCAATGCGATTGGCTTACTTTAATTGTTAGTTATGAAAAATGAGCTTTTAGTTAGGTTTTTAATTGTCCAACGCAAACGTTTAATTCCGTCTTGTAATAACGCGTCATCAGACGCAACTAAACGCTCATAGGCAGCAATAGCCAACGTCAATGCCTGCATGTTGTTTGCCAATTCTGTTTGCTGCTCAGGGCTCATTGACCTGACCGCCACAACACCGCAAGCACTAGCAACCCGGTCAAAGTAAACAGCACAAGGCCTGTGCGTTTCATGCTGTCAACGCCTTAATTAGGGCTGACGCTTGGCTACTTGTCAGCCTGCCAATGCTTTCGTAACTGTCACCAACAACGCTAATAATAAACGCTTTTGTGTCTGCCATGCTTAGCCCTTTTTGGTTAATCAGCGTGTTTATGTAATTCTGTTGCTTAGTGCTGGCTAGCCCAGTCTTGTTAATTGGCACAACATTTTGGTTAGCGTCTGCAGGCCAAGGGTCGGGCGCTGTGCTGGTTTGCACCTTTAACATTTCCTCGCGCGACGGGCGTTTTGTGTAATCGCTACCTGCCAACCCTGCGTTAGCCAATGCTCGACCAATGGCGCTGGTTTCGCAATTCTCAAAATGGCTAGTGCGGTTCACATGGCCTTCGCCGCGTGTTTCCTCAGCCCACCCGGTGCTAGTCAACACGTCACCATGCCACAGCTCAGCCTTAAACACGCAACGCGCATCTGTGTACTGCATTAAGTGCGTAATGACACGTTTGGGGGCTTGGCTAGGTATGTCAAGCCAACGTGACAAACGGGCTGCTACTGGCTCGTAGTCATCAAGGTTAAAGCCCATAGGCAGCCCACACAGTCAGACGTTGTGCGTGATCATGCAGGCCGCCGCGCTTGGCGTGGCTAACTGTGCCTGTGTTACGAATAATGTTTTGCCGCACAGCTGCGTTTAGTCGACCTGCCAAACCTTTAGTTACTGGGAATGTTGCGCCTAGCTCTTGCCAAATGTCATCAGCGGTAAACAGGCCTTTCGTTCGTGCAACCTTCATAATGGCTGCGTCAACCTGTCGCTGTTGTTCGCCTGTCCACTTAAAATTGCCAACACGCGTGCTAATCGCCATGCCTACCTCAATCGGTGTCATTTGCACACAACGTCGCACACGCCCGTTGCTATCCTCAATGTCAATAACCTGTTCCCGATACTGGCCAAGGCCGTTTGCTGGCAAAAACATCTCTGGTTGCTGGTGGTTCACAGCTGGCCGCCCAATTCCTCAACGGCTTGCGTTAACACGTCTGCTTCGTGGTCTTGCCCGGCTAGCTGTGCGTCAATACGCATGTTTTTAAGCTGCCTAATTAGCCACGTTTCTTTTTGTAACGGTGGCGTAGCCGTAATTTTGGGTGTCGCAAAAATTTCATCTATTAACGCAAACATTGCGTTGTGGTGTTTAATCATTGCTTCGGTGTTTCTGTCTATTTCTGTCATTGTTCTGCCTTTCGTGGTGGTGATAGTAGCCGATAGGTGTTCGTGTCAGTAGGTAGACCATGCTTGCCAGCCGCTGTCTTGCCAGATTGCTAACGCGGCCTGCAGGTTGGCGGTTGCGCTGTACAGATCATCACAGCTCGACGCAAGGCCGTGAGCCTGTAGCCAGCCAATAGGCCAGTAGGTGTTTGGTATGCACCAAAACCCGTTTATTTGCATAATGCCGTAGCTGCCGCCGTTTGGGTCGGTCGGGTTATGCGCCCAAGGCTTGCAAGCGCTCTCAGCGTTGGCTACCCGGCGCAATGTGTCAAGCTCGCTAGCAGGCCAGCCAAGTGACGCGGCAAGGCTCACAACATCATCACAATTAGCAACGGTTGTTATGGTCGTTGTGGTCGTTTGTAAGGCCTCTGGGGGCTGTTCTAAGCCTTCATAAACGGTGTTTGCGCTGCTAGGGCTGGGTATCGGTTTAGGGTCGTAAAACCCTACGTTTGCACCCGATACCACGAATACGCCCCACACGCCAAAAAGGCCTGCAGCGAGCTTGCTCAATAGGTACGCCATTAGTAACCCCGTTTCTGTCGGTAACTAAACCGTACCGACGCATTAAACGATTGTGGTGGATACCCCAAACACCTGCGCAAATGCTGCCGTAACAGCCTTTGGGTCGTTTGCCAGCTCTGGCGCTATCTCGACGTGCCACCAATCGCCACCCGGCGCACCTGTAAACGTTTTGATAGCGGCCTTGCGCCATGCCTCAGCATGGTTAGGCAATGCGTGTTGCCCGTCAACAGCACGATCACAACGCCACGACCTGCCAAACGGCTCAGGCCAATAGTCAATACAGAGAGCTACGCCTAGCACGTCATAGTTAGCTAACACCTGTTTCATAAATTCCAGCGAGCGCACACGCCCGTTTGATACGCCACGTTTACTGGCTGGCATAAACCTGTAGGACAAATCGGCTGCTAGGCCGCGTGCATGGTTACTGACCTGACCGGGCTTGTTGCGTATGTCACGTTTTACGTATGTGCCGTTATTCCACAATGCGCCGCCGCTGTACTGTTCCGCGCACCGTACCCACTCTGTCATGCCCGGTAGCGCTGCCTCAACTACGGGCGCTGCGTTAACCGTGTACGGCTTAGCCACTATTTCGGTTTGTCTTTCATGCCGTTGCTGGCAACTATGCCTGCCAATGTGCCTGACAGAAACGTGACAATTGTTGCCATGAGGCTGATAAATTCTTTGTCGTTAGGTGCTTGTTCCATAGGTTGCGACACGAATAGCAGGCCGTACACAAAACCAATTACGACTACTGCGAACACAACGCCTAGTAGTACGCCTACGGTTGCAACCATGCGTGCGTGTAGCTGTTCAGATGTAAAGCGCTCTTTCATGTCAGCAACGATCTACTGGGGTGCAATACGTTGGCCGGGTGCTTGGCTTGCTGTTGTTGCTGCGTGTTGTTTCGCAAGCTGTCAACGCAAATAGCGCTGCGATTGCCAACCACTTCACTACGCCTCTGGCGGTGGTGGTGGTACTTGCACAACACCGTTGATTACTGCCCAGCCGATTGCTGCAGGGTTTTCTGGTGTGTACTCAATTAGGTGCGCCGGGTCATTATTTACCCAGTCAGGTGCAACTACTTCGACATTTACGACGACGCCTTTTGTAATGTCGGGTTCGACTATTGCAACAGTTCGTTCAGCCATGTCTAGACCTGGTATTCAATCCACACGTAGCCGCTACCGCCTACTCCACTACCTGTTCCACCTGCGCCAACTGTGACGGTAATACTTGCGGCGGGTGTGACTGCGCCGCCTGCAACAATGTAAGCGCCATTGTTGCCTACGCTCATGCCGCTATTTGGGTCACCCATAGCGTTGTAAAATCCTGTCGCCGCAAGGCCACTATTTGCTGCACCGTTTTTTGCTGTCAGGCCACTAGTTTGTGTGCTGCCTGCCAAACCACCTGTTGCCGATACCGTGCCGCCGGCAAATGCAACCGACGAAGTGCCGCCTGCGCCTGCGCTAGTACCAATACCGCCGCCGCCCGCAAGTATGTGCGCAATCGCATACGTCACCCCAGCAGGCACAGTAAAAGTACCGCTAGCCGTAAATGCCGTTACTTGGGTCATGCTTCCAAGGTTAGCCCACGCGGCACCATCGTAGTACTGCACTTTGTTTGTGTCCTCTAAATAACACAGCTGACCCTCAGCCAACGTTTTCTCACCAGCACCACCAAATGCAGCATCACGCGCTGTGGTGTCAGCAAACACAGGCACGCCAGTACGGGCGCTGTTATTAAGCTGCGCCGCTGTCAATACCTGCCCAGCGGTAAACGTAGGTACGGTTGTCTGTGCGTTAGCGCCCATACGGTCAGCCTAGGACATTTTCTGCGTCAATAATGCCATAGGTTACGTCATCCAAAATTAGCTCGTAAACAATGGTTGTTGGGGCTGTAAAGAATGTGACCCGGTGACCGCTGCCAAAATCTATGGCATGCTCAACACCCTCAACCGACAGCTCTTGGGCCAACTCTGTTGTGCCTGTGCCAGACGTAAAGGTTTTTTCTATGGTGATTGTGTCACCTATGTCGACTATGGCTACTAAGTCACGCTCAGCCGTAGACAGGCTGGCAAAATAAGTGCCAACGTTTGTGTACCGTGCCTCAGGCTCACCATTGAGCAGGTAGGCCGCCGCGTCATCTATCTGCCCTTGCACATGCAACAGGCTGTTAGTAATGCTCGTTGTCTGCGTAAAGTATGTTGCAATGCTTGCTGGGTCGCTGTCGGTAGCCGTCTTGTCATCTAAGGCCGTTACCACCGCCCGGTTGACTACCTGATCTGCCTCAAAGGTTATGCCAACGGTGTCATACGGTGTGTTTGTGCCGTCATCATGGAAGTCGACCACGGAAGCGCTAAGCGTGTTACCTATGCGGTTTTGGAATGTAAGTACCCCGTCACGCGACATAAACAGCCGCCCAAATTCGGCTGTGTCGTTAATCTGCGACAAATAGGCAAGCACGTTTGTACCTGCAGGCACGGTGTATGCAGCTGCATGGCCTAGATCAACTGTGCCTGTGGCAATGTTTGTTGGCTCTGTGTAATCCACCTCAGGCAGGGCTAACACGGTGGTTATGCGTTCGCCTGACGTTTCTGCCGTAACATTCAATTCGTCTAAAAAAGTTTGAGCCAGTAAATAAAACTGGTCAGCGCAATACACCGACACGGTGTTAAGGCCGCCCAACGTAAACGCGTAGTCATAATTAACTATGTACCCAACAAACAGCGGCTCTGCAACATTCAGCGCGTCATAACGGCTTAGCCGTACCTCACGCATAGGGGCTAAACCCGGTTGGCTAAGCGCCGTGTCGTAATACGGGCTTTGTGTATCAAACGGGTTAAATACCCCGTCAGCAAGCGTGTCATTAAGGGTAAACGTCATTGTGCCAGCGCTGAATTGGTCACCTACGTCTTGGCGGCCTCGTTTAACGTTCACGTTAAGCACCCCGTCTGTAACGTCAGCAAATTGGGTTGTGCCGTCTAACACGTACTCTGTGTTGTTTAGTACGCCTGCGGTGGTGTCATCTAAAATAAACGCGTCTTGCAAAAAACCTGTGTCAATCAGCAGCTCGTAGTTACCTGCCTGTATTACCGCTGTGCCGGGCATTAGGCAACCGCTATGTTTGCCGGGCCTGCAGATCGGTTGTACGCCCTAATTGCGTTAACGACAGCCTGCCCAATTTCGGCGCTGGTAGCTAGGCCGCCCATTACGTTTACGGTTATGCCGCCGCCGCCGCCGCCGCCTAGTCGATTGAGTGGAATGACAGCTTCTGGGCCTGACTCACCAATCATGGCAAGGGTTGGCCCGGTGACTATGCCACCCTCTGCTAATTGCGGTATTTGCGGCACACTAAAACCGCTGCCACCTAACCCCGGTACCCAGCTAGGGAACTTAAACGCCAATTTGCCAATGCTGTTATTCCACAGGTTGGCGATGGTGTTAAAAATAGATTTGTAGAAATTGAGCACCGTTGTTAAATAGCCTTTAATGACGTTGACGCTAAATTCGACACCGTTACTGATTGCGCTAAATAGCGCCTGTACACCGTTTCTAAACGTTTCAGATTTTTGGTATGCCAACACAAACGCTGCAACTAACGCTGCAATGGCAAGTACGACTACACCAATGGGGTTGGCTGCCATAACAAAATTGAGCGCGGCCTGTGCGACTTTGACAATTATTAGCGTGGCTTGATAAATTTTCATGGCAGCGTTTACCGCAATAATTGCGCCAGCCAACGTGCCAACAACGCCTGCAAAAATAAGAATAATCTTTGTGTTTTCTTGCGCCCAATACGCAATAGGTAGCAGCGCATCTAGCAATTCCATCATGACTGGCAACAGCGCTGCGCCAATGCTTTCTTTGGCTTCATCCATTTGTATTTTGAGGTTTGCCATACGCCCGGCAGCGGTGTTGGCTGCGTCTGCGGCTGCACCGCCAGTAGTGCCAGCCAACGCGATCATTACGTCATCAAACGATTGCCCGTCAGCAATTAGCGGTATGAGTGACGCGTCTAACGCTTTAAGGCCTTTCATGTTGCCGTTGTAGGCCTTGCTTAGTGCGTCTGTGACGGTAGTTAGGTCTTTGCCTGTGCTGGCGCTTATGTCGAGCGCTGCGCTTAATAGCTCTTGGCTGTATTCCAGCGAGCCTGTTGACTGCACCAAGGTTGCTAACGCTGGGCGAAGCTCGTCATCTGCTACGGCAGCTGATCGAGACATAACCGACAGCAATTTTTCGTTTATTGCTATCTGGTCATCTGTTGCCATACCTGACCGTTTGAGTACGCCTGCTAAATGTTCTTGCGCGGCTGCATCTTCCATTGCTGCTTTAGTTGCTGACCCCAACCCGGCTGCTAGGCCTGCGATTGCTGCAGCTGCAGGCAACGCCGCTTTTTTAAGTGCAAACCCTGCTTTAGCGCCAGCACCCTCTAAGGCCTGAAATTCTTTAACGGCCTTGTCAATACCCTTGCTGTCAAATTCGCTAATAATTGGTAACAGAATTCCCATTAGATCACTCGCTTGCCAACAGCTGCCATTAGGTCGTTAACTACTTCGCGCATGTTCTCTGTAACGTTGGCGCTGTTTTTGTCATACGTAGGCCACATGACGCGCGACGGTTGCCCAAACAATGCCGTTAACGCGTCAACAAAACGGCTGCCCTGTGCGCTACCGCCGCCACCCTTGCCTGCCATGTCAATAATTGCAGCCGCTGGGTTTTTCTGAATAATGCTGATAACAGACGTAGATTTTTTGCTGGTGTTTACTTTAAGTGTTACGCCTCGACGTGCAGCGGCCTGATCGTAAGGGAATAATTGGCGGCCTCGCTGTTGCCAGTTGCGTGCCATGCCAGACAATAAACGTGCTGGGTATTGCGCTTTCATTGCGTCTGTTGCAGGTTTAACTACGTCTTTGGCGCGTGCGTTAATTAGCTTGCGTAGCTCAGGGTCAATGTCGCGCAACTCTTTAAGCGCCTCTTTGACACCAAACACGCCTACAGATGTGTTGGTTGTCATTGTTTCGCCGCCTTGTTTAGGACTACTACCACAGTAGCCAAATCTTTAGCCTCAAACGGGATTGCTGGCGGCCACCAGCCCGTTGCCACCAAAACTTCTGCTAGTTGGCGGCGGTAGCTGCCGCGTCCGTAGGGTTTGGGTCAGTCTGATCTACCGCCTCAATTTCCATGTCAGGGTTTTGTTTTAGCCACTCTTGCGCGGTGGCCTGTGGCATAGCGCGGCCTGATTGCTTAAACATAAAAAACGCCCACGACACCATGTCACCCATACCAATACCGCGCCCGTCAGTTACCTTGCGGTTTTCTGTGCGTTCCCACTCTGTAATGCACAACAGGTTTGTTAGCACTTCGACTGGTTCGCTGCCGGGTGTAACCGTTACACGTAGTTTGATTTTCATAACGCCTTTCTGTCTATTTGGTTTTAGGTCTTAGTTATGGGGTTACGTCTGCTGAGTAAACGCCGCCCTGAAAAATAATGTCTACGGTTTGTAGCTCGCCAAGGCTGGCGTTAATAACTGGCAGTTCGGCAAGCAGCGCCCCGGTCAACGTAAACCCGGGGTTTGTGGCGCTGTCTGCACCGCTGGTCGGTTTAACAATAACGGTGGTGGTGGTGCCTACTAGCGGTGCAAGTGTTGCATAGGTTTCTGCTGAGGCATAGGTCAACAGCAATGTCACGGTTGCTTCGTGATCGCCCAAACCTTTTACGTAGCTGCGGTCTGTCTGCCCAAACGTGGTGTTGTCAAGCGGCTCAAAACGCTGAATGACGCTCGCTGCCGTGCAAAACCCCGTAAGCGCAACGGCGTTAATAGTTACGACTGGGTTAGATAGGTACTGACTCGTTGCCATGATTGTTACTCCTCTGGTGCTGTGTTTACTTTACGGCGCTTAGACGGTGTTGCGGTGGATACTGCTACCGCCACAATAAAACCACCTGCCAGTAAGGCCTCAACGTTTACGCCCTGTTTAGGCACAAACACGTTGCCGGGTACGCCAACTAGATCACTAACTACGCGGTACTCGACGTGGTGGCTCATGTGGTTGACACTCTCATTTCTACGGTCAGTTCGTAGGCAGGCAGCATTACGCCGCCTATTTCTAGTGTCGTTGGCCTGCCGTCTGTTACAGCCACATTTTTAGACAGGATTAGCGCCGACAGGTTGAGCAATGATCGCATTGCGTCAAGGTTGCTAGGGCCTAGGGTAACGATTTGCAACGGGTAGGTCATGCGTACCGCGTTAAATGTAAACGCCGTGAATGACGGTGCGCCTAGCAGCACACAGGGCGGCACAAGGTTTCGGGGGTCTGTTACCACCTGCAGGCCTGTAACGGTTGTCAGCGTGGCTGCTAAATCGTCTAGCGCCTCGTTAAACAGGTCTGTGTAGGCAACAGGCATTACGACGCTGCGACGGCTGGGCGGTCAATACCTAACAGCTGTTTAATCATTGGTGACAGGCCTACTGTTGGCGCTGTACCCATTTCGTTAAAGCTCGCAAACACGTCTATTGAGCCTCGCGCCCGGTACAGCGCACCGCCCCACATAATCGTTCCTAGCGTGACATCGCCGCTCGGGCTAGTGGTTGGGCTGTCAAAGTACCCGGCCTCAACACGCCGCCTAAACGCCATTGCGTTTACAGCTGACGCGCACACGGTCAAAAATGCAGTATCAGCTGCCGTGGCTGTGCCTATGCCTAGCCAATCCTCAATCTGTGCTGCCGTAATCCATGTGCAGGTAACAGTAAACGTGATTGTGCCTGTTGTTGCCGTGCGATCTACGTCATTTGCGTTAACAGCAAACATGACCTGATTGGCAACGGGCATGTCAACGTTAAACATTGGGTCACCCTCGCTGCCAAGGCCAACGTATTCGTACTGTGGCAATGCGTACACAGTAAACGTGCCGTTAAACGGTGCGCCAACACCAGAAACGGTAATGCTGCGGTCTACCTCTATTTCGTTGTTAACCAACGTCTGCAGTACGGCGTAGCCGTCTAGTAGTTGCTTAAAACTAACCGTGTAGACGGCCATTGTTTAGCCCTCTTTTGTGTTAGCTAACGACGATGTATTTAACCATGTTGCTATCGGCAATGAATGTTGCAACGTAGCCGTAGTAGCTGAACGTGCGGCCCAATGTGCCGGGTACTTCGACTGACAGCAAGCCGCGCACCTGTTCGTAGAATTCGCAAGCTGAGCCGCGAGCCACAAAAAGTGTGCCGTTTGCAAAGTTGCGGTCTGCAACAAGGTTTAGCCCAAATGGGTTAAACGTGTTGGCAACCGTAATGTTTGCTGCGCCAAGGCCGTTTACGCCCATGAGGCCAGCTGCACCCGTGTACGGGAATACTGGGCGCTTATCATTGTCAAGCTGACTGCCTAACTTTTTCCACACGTCTGGCGAAACAAACACATGATCGGGCAAAAAGTTTGTTGCGGTCAAAATGTCGGTTGCTGCGTCGTACATTGCAGCAATGAGCGTGCTTGGGTCGTTTGCGGTTACTGTCCATGTTGATCCTGACGCGCTTGCGCCTGCGGCAATTGCGTCTGCCGCTACGTTGTCGCTTTGCAACATGTATTGCCCAACAAGGTCTTGCAAAATAATTTGCAACGCTGCAGGCGAAGTGAAATCAATGTCTTGCACCGACAAAGTAACTTGCCCGGCAAGCGTGGTTTTGGTAACGACGTTTGACGCAATAACAGGCGTGGTGGCGCTTGCGGCGCTCAATTCCGTTGACTGCGTTGCAACGCTTGGGTGAGTTGTCCACGTTGGGCGAATAAACGTTTTTTGGTTTCCGCCGTCTGGCATTGCGCGTGCGCCGATTGCTGCGACTACTGGGCGAATGTAATTCAGGTTTGCAAACACCGGGCCAAGTACTGGCACAGGCAACAAGCCGGGTGTATCGGTGGTAATCGTGTCACCTGCAGCGGCCTGCAATGCAGTTTGTTTGCTGGCAACAAAATCTTTTACTGCAGCCTGCACGTTGCGCAAGCTTTCGCCGCCAATGTGTACGGCTGCCATGTATTCGCCTGCGGTTGGCAGGTCAAATTTGCGCTTAGGTTGCGCTGGCAATGC